TAGATATCTTGAATAACCAACTAAGTTGAGAATTTGAATCAGATAGATTAATTCAATGAAATTTTAATTGATGTTCTCTCATCTTTTATTATTTCACCCTATTACTATTAAATGTATATGACGTTATAAGTTTTTATTTTAATTATGGAAGGTGATGATAATATCACCTTCCATAATTTTTAACACTGATTAATTTCTATAACCGAAACCAGAGTATGCATCGAACTGGCTCATTGCATCTGTTCTAGCTCTGTTATTTTCCATTTCATCACGCTTGTTAACATTCTTCAGAATCTGCTTAGAAACCTTTGCGAATCTAGGAAGGTCTTCCTTTAAACGGATGAACATCTTAGTGTCATCTGCGTCGCCACCAAGTTCTACAGACCAGAACTGCATCTGATTAACTAAACCAAGCATATCATCTGCAGCGATTTCATAACCATTACGTTTGGAATCTTTTTCTGTTGGAAGAGGCTTAATAGGGAAAGATGCACCGCAGATCTTACATTTCCAATATCCGGAACGATTAGGATCCTGAATAACTGTAGGTACTTCCTTACCTTTGCGATAAATCCAGTGAACACAAGTCTTCTTAACTTTCTTGATCACTTTCTTATTCTTAGATTTAAACTTATATTTGTCACCTTTCTTCTTTACAAGATCGGCAATACTTTCCATGAGACGTCTAGTCTCTTTTTCAACTTTCTTAGACTTCTTAGCCATGATAAAATCCTCCTATTTCATAATTTAAGAAAGGTAGAGCTCATTTGATGCATTATCAGCAATCAAATCCTGTACAACTGTTTTGATATTTGCGTAAGGAGAATTGCTATTAGCATGCTCTGTAAACTTGATTACACGTTTAGAATCATTCTTGTATTCTTCTGCGTTCTTTCTTCTCTTAATATACTGCTTAAGTACATCACGAAGTTTAGATTTCTTCAGATTATCAAGATATACAAGAGATCTTTCGATAAGATCTTCATGTAACTGCTTCTGAGAATCATTAAACTTAGCGATTCTGTTGGTATTCTTCTGAAGAATGAATTCAGAGAAGAATCCTTCAAGGAATTCCTGTTTCTTAATACCTTTCTTCTTATCAACCTTAGTAACTGCACGCAGAACTGCATCTACATCAACATCACTCTTTTCAGCAATATCATAAAGAGTTGAGATCAGATGCTTGTACCATTTACGATTCTTGAATAACTTTGTGGTAGGAATCGTCACGGCAAGCTGGAAACTAACTTCAGGTGCGATACCAGCATTTTCATAACGCTTAATTTCCTTTTTAAGAATCTTTTCGCAGAATTTGATAAGTCCTTCTGTATCGAGCTCTGCTCCGATCGCTTTCTCTTCATCTGTAATAGTATCAGAATTGTAATATGCTAACGTATTCATGATCATGTTAGGAAGATAGATCATGTTAGGATAACTAGATGGATCCTTCTTATACAACTTCACAATACGTTTCATAACAACATCGTTATTGATGATATTATCAACACCTGCTTTGACCTTTTCAGTCTTCTTGTGATCAGGATGTTCAGCGAGAATCTTAACTGCCTTATTTAGACCCTCAATTGCATGTTCGGAATATTCTTCCTTAAGTCTTTTCTTATTTCTCTTCTTTTCGCCTTTGCTTAATCCTTTCCCGTTAATCCTAATATTATGCTTCTTAGCAAACTTCTTAGGACTGTGACGTAGATCAAGGACTGATTTTGGAATTTTAATCTTATCCTTCTTAGCCATTGTAAATAATCCTCCTTGTATTGTATTTTACAGATATAAGTAGAGAACGATATCACATATTATGTATAGATTTATGCGATGTCATTTACATAATATATCATTTTAAAATTACTCTATTTATACCATTTTTGAACTTCGGTTACAGGGATATCATTACATCCCCACAAATGCATTCCAAATGCATTATAAAATTTAGATCGTGTAATAATTTTATATGCATATTCAGGACCTTTGCATTCTTTAATGATGACTGGTTCAAATGTTAAATCATAAGAATAATCAGGATCATCATTGTATACTTTTCTAAATCTCATGTAATCGCTGGATTCAATCTTAGAAGGGGATTTCAAAATATAAGAGTATTTTATCTCACCATGGAATCCTCGTTTAACATCTTCTGTTTTGTATACTGGAATTAATTCATCTTCAGTTACATAAATCTTGTTATTACCATTTTCAATTGTTATTTCATACCATTTACCATTATACTTATGACGTTCGATGCTGAATATATCTGTCCAACCAGTCCAATCTGTAATCTTTAACTTAGATCCAATATTTGGTTGAGCTAATATCAAACTGAAATCTACTCCGTCATTTATATCATGATAATCAATAATGGAGCTATAGATACGAATAACACTTTCTATAGCTCCTTCAATATTATTTCCTCCTTCTGTAGAGAGGACATGAACATTTGTAGCAGGATGTATCATTTGTAAACCTCCTATAGTTTAGTAATGTAATTATAAACTTCAGAAATTGTAATAATCGGAATGTTTTTAGATTGAGCTTTTCCTACTTTAGAAGATTCATAACTGTTATGAGGTACAACTAAACATTTTGCATTATTCGTCCAAGAATCAGATGGTTCAAAACCTTTAGAAGATATAAATGTTTCAAGTTCGTCGCTTGGTCTACATCCCGTAAATACAATTCTTCCTTTTGACTGTAAATTTTTGTTAAATGTTTCATATAATGTTATTTCATTTAGAAGTTTTTCAATTTCATTCCTATTTTTAGGATCTTTGAAGAAGTTAATTAGAAGATCAGCTTTTGAAGCACCAATACCATTTATTGAAACTAATCTAGCATGTAGTAAATCAAAATTCTTCAATTTAAACATATCCATGAAATCGCTTAATTTAATCTTTTCAAATATTCCTTGGAATGTTTTTGTTGATAAACCTTCAATACCAATTGCTCCGAAGAATTCATAATCTTTTAATCTTCTTTTTGCTTCAATCTCACTAATCATTTTACGGGTTTTCAGTTTACCAAATCCTTCTAGATCTTCAATTTTATTGCCTTTTCCTTTTAGCTTATATAGGCTTCTTATTCCGTTATTTAGTAAACCTGCGGAATATAACATATCGAGAGTTTGGAAGCCAATATTCTTAATTCTTAAGCAGCTACAATAATTCATTACGCGACCAACTACACGTGAAGGACAAATAGGATTTTTACATTGAACTTCAGTTGCATTTAAATCAAGTTCTTCATGACATCGAGGACAATGTGTTACAAATTCAATTTTTCTTCCAGTTTTCTGTCGTACACAAGATTCATCAATTGTTGCATATGGAATAATATCATATAATACTTTCACAGTATCTCCATAGCATAATCCAAGTTCGTCAAATCTTTCTTTATTGGATAATGAAATATGATTTACTGTGTTACCTTTCATGATTACATCATTTACAACAAGTACTGGTGTAATGTATCCGAATTCAGAGACATAAAATTCAATGTCTTTTACTTTACTATACGCAGTCTCTTCAGTAAATTTAAAAGCAACTTCGAATTTATTAATATCATTTTCTCGCCCAAGTATTCTCTGGATATCTGGATCAAGAATAGTTAATACAACACCATCAGTACGTAATCTCATTCCATTAATATTTACATATCTAATTGAATTTGCATAAGAACGTATCTTTTCTCTTTCTCCAATAGTGCAAATAATTGTCGGAAATTTTTCTAATAACATTGGATGAATCTGTTCAATATCATCACCTGGTCTAATAATTCTTAATGGTACCGGATACAGATAATCTGCTTTAAAATCAGCTTCATTAGAATTCAAAGTAGCCGTAACTATCTGTCTAGAATTTTTGTATTGACGATGTCTATATAGTTCATTGATTCGATCTTTGTTTTCTTCTGTCATCATTACTTCGAATTTAATTCCAACAGGATCTTCATCACAAAATAGATCATTGAAGATTTTCATAATATGAGTAATTTCAGATGCTCTATTTTTAGCAGTATCTCCTCTATTTAACCATACTGCATGTTTACCATCCCATTCCATAATAGCAGAAGTTCCATCAAATTTTGGCTGACATAAAACTTTCACGTTGTTGAAATCGATCTTTTTACCAGTAGCTTTATAATAAATGGAGTCAATTGAATTAATCCATTCATCTAAATATTTTCGTGATTTGTTAGTCCTAGGCTCTTCTTTTGATAGATAATAAACTTTATCCAATGTACCTCTTAAGTTTTTATAAGTGTGACTCAACTTCTTAGAATCATTAATTTCAATTGATCCTGTTAGTCGAGGAATACCCATGTCTACTAAAATTTCTTGTAAAATATCGTACGTATAGTCACTCACTGGTGAACCTACTGCAGAATTGTAAAGAATCTGTAAAACATTTACAATAGACTCCAGTTCTTGAAGCTGTCCATCTGTTAATGGATCCTTTCGGATATCATTAATATGACTATAAAAATTGATTCGTTTCATCTTTTCTTTTGAACTCATTTCACTATATGCATCTTTAACTGATAAAAGATCCATTGAAAGATCATTTAAAATTTTCTGAAATGTCATTTTGTTAATCTCCTTTCTTCATTTAGAATATATAAACAGGAGGGAAATATTTCCCTCCTGTTTTGTTTATACAAGTTTTACTTTAATGATGTTATTACTTACAGCATTTTTGGTTGTAACTTTCTTAGGTTCGCTACTCATTGTGGATTCTTCCATTAAAGAGAGATCAACAATTTCTGATGTTTGATCATCATAAAATACACAAACCTTATCAAGTTTATTACAACCTACTACTGCTACCAACTTATCACGATCATTGAGAGAAATTAACTGCAACATAGAATCATGTTTAGAATTTCTTGTTGGTAAATAATTAATTACGTTTAATCTCATTTTACCCTTTGTGGTTACATACAATAGATATGCATTTGCTTCTGGAGATATTGCATATACACCAACGATCTCATCATCTTTTGTGAGTTTAAATCCACTTACACCTTTTGCTGATGGAGATGTGATTCTAATAGAATTAGGATCCAATCTTTGACCCATTCCATTTTTGGTATATACTAATAATTCCTTTTTAGATTTAGATCTTAAGATAACTCCTCTTATCAACTTATCATCTTTATCCATTGCAATAATTGGTTTCTTAGAAGGACCAATATCAGAAATCATTACTCTCTTTACAATACCTTTCTTAGAAATCAAAGTACAATATCTGTCAGATTCAATTTCTGCAGGCAACATAGCAACAATATTTCCTTCAAGGGGTCTCTTAGAATATCTCCATACAGGTACTTCAGAATCTATTGGTAATTCATTAACACGAATAAATGTATGATATCCATTCGAGTCTACAAGAATAAATGAGCTGTCATTGTCTACTAAACATGCAAATCCATTACTGTCAGTTGGAATAGGTTCTTCTTCAGCATTAGTAGCCGTTTTACGAATAATCATTCCATCAGAAGATAATTGTAAAATACAGAATCCTTCAGTTTCATTCTTTACAGAAATCTTATGAGGTACTACATTAGAACGACGAGGTGTTCCAAAACGTTTCATACCATCACGCAACTCTGCAATGATAAGTTTATCGATGCCATTTTCTGTATTTAAAGTTGCATCAATGTTTTTCAGCTCTTTATCAAGTTCTTCTTTCTTTTCCAAACATTTCTCATATGCCTCTTGACAGAAGTCTACAAGTCTCATATTAGATAATGCTCTTGCTTGTAAAGAATCCATTCTGATTTCAGTATTTTTATATCTTTCAATCAGTTCCTTTTCAATAGTTGCACCATTTTTACCTCCAGAATAAATCTTCAAAGTTGCGTCTCTATTTTCCGGATTCATAATAAAGATTTTAACATCGTTTACACGCTGCTCTGATAAAAGAGTCGTACGTTTATTACTTACGACAGTTCTCTTTTGTTCTCTTCTCCACTGAATCCAATCCAGTAAAAGCTGTTTGATAGAATAATCTACAGATCGAAGATTGTTTGTTACTGTAATATTTACTGGATAAGATCTTTCTAAGCCAGGAATCATAGATATTAACTTCTTCATGAATTTATATGGATTAACATCATCTCTGATTACTAATTGGATTTCAATACTCTTTCCAGATAAATCATTCATATCAAGAAGTTCATGTAACCCTCCAGATTCTTTAATATCAGAAATCTTTTCTCTTACTGCAAAAGCTGTTACAAGATGAGGAAGACTTGTGATGGTAATAATATTATTTTCAGCATCAATGTCATATGTACATCTCTGCATATATGAACCATTACCTCTATCACATAAAGAAACAAAGTCAGTTTCAATAATATCAGCACCTGTAGGACTATCCGGAATTAACACAATCTTTGCATTTGGATTCATCATCAGATTGATAGTTGCTTCAACTACTTCTCTGAAATTGTATGCAGGTATATTAAATGAAATACCCATATGGCCAATGCCAAGACATCCGTTTAGTAAGACATTAGGATACTTAGCAGGTAAATATTTAGGTAACATTGTTTCTTCATCATAAGACATTTCCATATCAACAATGGAATCTTTCCAATCATCAAAGAAACATGCCTGAGCATAATCTGATAATCTAGCCTGAATATAACGACCTGCACCTGCTGGGTCACCTGAAGGGCTACCAAAATTTCCATAAGATTCAATAAGAGGAATAATATTTTTCCATTCTTGAGCAATAATGACTAATGCATCTTTAATACTATCAGAAGAGTGAGGATGTGCTCTACCTAATACATCACCACCGATAGTTTCTACTTTACGGAATTTCTTTCCTTGATCTTTCAGATACATGATGTACAATGTCCTTCGTTGTACTAGTTTCAGACCATCTATAAGATCAGTACTGGTACGTGCCAGATTTACATTACTACTGTGGACAAGGTCATACATCTTGACTAAGTCAGAGATATTCTTGTCAATAAATTTTTCGCTAAATTGCATAATTTTACATCTCCTTTTCTAAAAAGAATTGTTATCATTCTTTTGTTATTTCATTATTCTAAGAATATATAATTAATGTTTATTTCTGACAAAATGATATATTATACTATTGAAATTAATTAATATGAAAGGTAGGATACATATATGAAATCAACTGATAATGATATTAATAATCCATTAAGAATAACTGGTATTGATATTAGTAACTCGTTAATGAGTGCCGGTCACTATGTTAAAAGAACTGCATTTATGCCACAGAATTTCTATGATCGGATGGAGGTTCCACGAGATCCAAATGTATTATTCTGTATTACTGACAAAGAAGGAAAATTTTACCTGGGTGATGTTCCTGTTAGTAAAAAATTAAGTAATCAACCAAAATATGTACTAAGTATAGAAGATAATAAATTTTATGTAATTAATCTTCTTGATAATGGGTTTATTACTGAGATATGTAGATTTATTAATCCAAATGATGCTATTGAAAGATTACAGTCATATCAGAAATTTAATAATCATAATACTATCGTATGTGAAAACATTAATAATGTAATTAACCTTTACATCGGAGAATCTTTAAGTATTCATGAAGCTATAATGCATATTATGACATGTGCTGGTTTTGATAAAGATCCTGATTTCCAGTTTCTTAATGAATTAGCTATATCTAATGGAATCACTTCAAAGGATAAAGATTTCAATTCACAACATCTACTATCACTTGGACATTATCGTAGTACGAATAAAATGGTGGATTTATATACTGAAATTTATAATATCTTCGTTTTATTTATCAATAATATTAAGAAGAATAAAGATGTTAGATGTGTTGGTGGTTATGTAGATGATATTCCTGTTGTACAGAAAATTTATGATTGTTTAAAATCATATGCATAAACGCATATCTCACTTTTTCAGAGATATATTATTAGCGTAGAAGGGAATAAGAATAATCTCAAAATTAATAAAATATGGAGAAAGGAGATGATGTATTATGCTTATTGATTTCCCCTCTGGAGTTATTCAAGTAGATAAGAAACCGTTGATTTCAGATCTACGAATTAATCTAGCACCAAACCAGCAGGCTAGATTAAAAATGAAAGTTCTCAATGAAAATGTTGAGAAACCGATTGACCTTGTTATCGATAAATATACTTTCCCAAGCTTAGATGGTCTGAGCAACATACGTGTATCGATACGAGGTAGAGAAATGCTGAGTTCAGATACATTTAAACTTGACCTGGGTTATAATTTCATTAAGAAAAAATGGAATATAGAAGGAAAAGTTAGGGAAAAGAAAATTTCTCAGAGTATGGATCATATTGCTGAGATCATTACAATTGTCAAAGAATTTATTTAAAAAAGGAGATGTATTTATTATGAAAAATACTGTAAAAGAAAGAATCACAACTATTAGTAACATCGTTAACGAAATCAAAACAATGGTTTCCAATCCTGCAGGCGTAAACAATCAGGCTTATGACGCAAAGCGTTATCAACTGAACATGGTCTTAGTTGAAACTCTTTGTGGTGCAGAGTTTACCACCAATAAGAAGAATGAAACTAAGATCAAGTTCAACAAACCTCTTCCTTCTAAGAAGCAGGTTAGTGAAATTTGTACAATCGTTGATGATTTTATCAGAAATGTAGAAAATGTGTATCTTGAAGCACTTGAAGCAGCTCAGGTTGCTACAGATGATGATATGGGTATTCCTGCAAATGGTCTTAGAGTAAATGGGGTAGTTCCTATGATTACTAAAGCAAAAAACAAGGAACTGAAGAATATCTTTGCTGGAGACAATGCAACTATTCTTGACATTCCTCTCACTGCTATGGACTGTATCACTCTTGCCGCAATGGGCGAAGATGCAAGAAAGGATTACAACTTTAAGAAGACTCTTATCATTGGTGGCGTAACAGTTCTGGTAGTAGGTGGAGTTGCAGCTGGTATCTATATTTACAATAAGAAGAAGGATGACGATAATGTTGATGTAGATGTAAATGTAGATATCGATGATGTAAATGAAATCAATGATGACATTCCTGATACTGTTGATCTTGATGACATGAGTATGTTCTCTGCTGACTAATTTAATAAAATATCTGTAAAATAAAGAGGTGGAAATTTCCACCTCTTTATTTTTTTTATTTTTTGATTTAGTAACATGAGAAACTAGGATATAAGTTTTTATAAAAGATTAAGAAAGGTGGGATATTTAATGGGTGCCAACTATGCAATTGGTTCTGTTGGTTATGATACAACTTTTGAACTTAATAAATTTAATGAACCTAGAATTAGAAGCGAGATCGAAACAATTAAAGATGTACTCTTATTTGTTTTATTTTCAAAGCCTGGTTCATATCCATCAATCCCTCAAATTGGTTTAGATATTGAAACCAAGCTTTATTCTTTTTATGATGAAATAAATGAAGATGATTTAAAATCTCAGATTACAGAACAATGTGCTATGCTGGGAACTTATATGAGTGCTGGTACACTTGATATTAGAAAAACAATTTATAATCATCAACCATCATTAATGATTCATATTGAGGGTAAAGAGCAATACCCAGTTGGATATAAGAGTGATAAACTTGCATATTCAAATAGGTATTTAATTGGTATAACATATGATGAAATGAATGAAATGATTTATAATGTTACTGCACAATAGTAAATGAAGAAAGGAGGAAGTAGTTTATGGCTGTAACTAATCGTGCTTATATTGAAAAACTTATTTATGATACATTTGATGCATTAGATCCATCTGGGACTAATAGTGATAAATATCGGGCTATGTTTAGTGATATGAATGACACACAATTTGAAAAGTTTATGAAAGACTTTTTAAAAGATGAGAATGAAAATTTCTCATTAGATATAGTAGAATTTGAACATGATCTAAAAATGGAATATTGTGAAAAAGCTGCTAAAGTAATTGGATTCCCACTCATGGAATATATATACATGCCTCATTTAACTATGGACAAAAAACGAGTGGTTGTTTCTAAAGAGAAGTGTTTAGTTGGATATATTAACGTTAAACGTACACAACAACTTTTGCATAAGAAGAATGGACTATCTACTTCTAATGAAAAGACATCTGCATTAACAGGTCAGGTTGTTAATAAAGATAAGAATGCTAGAGATAGTGATATCGAAGCATCAATGCTTGTTGCTTTAGGAGCAGATAAAATTCTTCAAGAACTTCATGGACCAAGATCAGATGACCCTGTTATGAAACGTCAAATGAATAAAAGTATTGCTGATAAAGGTTATGTTATGTTGGATGAATTAGAGAATCTTCCTACGAATAAAATCACCCTTAATACTGTCAATACCTTTTTATTATCAATGGGACTACATTCAGATCTTGTTACACCTACTTATATTTTGCCAAAAACATCTGCAGAATTATTTGAATAATGAAAGGAGATAATTACAATGTTAAAAATTCAAGTTTTAGGTAAAGGACTTATTCCAAGAGGTCATGGTATTGCACCTCGTAAAACCCCATTTGATGCTGATCTAAATCTCATCAAGTTAATTCTTGCTACTGGTACTTTCAAAGTAAATATGTTAA